TGATCCGGGGAGTGATCCGGGGAGTGATCCGGGGAGTGATCCGGGGAGTGATCCGGGGAGTGAATTACTCTCCCACCATCCATCCACACACACATATACCATACAAGCATACCACGTTACTCTCCCATCATCCATATACCACGTGATTGAGAGTGAGATACGATGCCATTGCCAACCTCCCCGCCGCCGAGCGAATCCCTTGCTATCTTAAACAAATTCCTTTAAAATGATCAAATTAATGATCAAAATATCGGGGTGGTATCCATGTGCGGTAGGCTACGTCGATGATACGGTTGATTCCATTGTTAGTTATAATATATTCCTTTAATATCCAGTAGTTTCATTATTCCCTTGACAATATATGAGTGTATTGATATAATATCAGTATAGGTAAGGCCGAGTAGATAGTCTAACTCGATACATACACCATTGCCAACTCTAACTCGATCGAGTTAAGTAGGTCGAGTTAAGTAGGTCGAGTTAACTCGATCGAGTTAAGTAGGTCGAGTTAAGTAGGTCGAGTTAACTCGATCGAGTTAAGTAGATCGAGTTAAGTAGGTCGAGTTAAGGAGAAAGGGGGCAATGTGGATATATGGATGCAATGCCAACCTTAGTATAGAGGGGACTGCCCTTGTCCGTTCGCCTTGAGGCTCACTTATTGGAGTGTGATTGAGTTGGCAGTGTGTATATCTCGATGCAATGCCATTGCCACATTACGCGACGTGTTGATACTCGGCCGATCTCTCCTTACTACGATGAGGATACCCCGGATATAATATCGATAAAGTTACCTTCCCATACGGGCGTTTAATTGGAGGGGTAAGTGGGGTTTGGGGGTGTGTGTATAAATGATTAACTCCATATCACACTCGGGGGCTATTTCCGGTACTGATGTTGGCAATGGATCATATAACCCAATGCCAACTCTTGAATCGAGGTGGATATCATTATATTGGGAGGATAAGTATATCTAGACAGACGTAAATCCACGTAATATAATGATATCTGCCGTGAAAACCTGTATGGTACGGGTGTGAAACGAAGGTACATCCACGAAATACTCTCCTTAACTCGATCTAATTACAATATATATCAATTTAGTCCTTGACTTTTGATGTAAAATATGATATTCTATATTTATAGTTTAACGAATTAACGTTACGAAGTAATGTTACCGAGTTAAACGTATGACTGAATAGTCTCCTCGGTATTGTCCAATACCAAATCCCCCAATCTTGTACCTCGAATCCCATAATATCCCTTGACATTTGAAGCAAACTATGCTATCATGGTTATATACTCGTGATTTACCACGTGTACTGAAGAGACGAAACCAGTCGCCCACCTGAGTCCCCCAGAAGCATCCATGATCGACGCTATGTACGTGATGTCGAGGATCCTAGGTAACTCAGGTGGCGAAAAATACCATGAGGCCAGCCTAAACATGAGTAGCCCTAGATATAGACCAAGTGCAGGACGGCTTATTTTGGAGTTGTTCTATGGAAACGAGCATATCCAACGCGATAATGGATTGATAACTGTTGATATCAGCAAACTAGCACGCAAACTCCATGTACGTCCTGTGAGGCTCTGTGAAACTTTCAGTTGGATGCAAAGCTTCGGTATCATATCTAGGCTAACCCTTGGCCGCAAGGACGCTACGTTGCACTTGGTGCAGCCTGAGTGGCATAAACGAAGAGAACTTAACATATGAGTGTATACAGCAAGATAGGAAAGACCCTGGTCGATCTAATCACAGCCAAGAAGCCTCGTGTGGGACCTGGCGTTGATGATAGTATCAAAGCAAGCAAGCCAGACATCCTCCAACAGCTCCGAGAGGCCGTAAGCCCCGAGCAATCCCGAGACTATATTCCCCCAAGTCACTCCGACGTACCTGACTCATTGCACGAGAAGCTGTTAAAGCGGAGGGCAATAGCCGAAGGAGGTCAGCCTCCGACACATATTGATGCTGGTGAATTCAACCAAGCAGACGAGAATGTTATCAACGATCTTCGACAATATATGACACCCGAGGAGTTCAAGATAGCCAAGCAAGAGTGGCACAAGGCCAGGATCAAGGCACAATTCAGACAGTTCGCAGACGAAGCAAAACGAGATCGTTAATAGCAGAGGAGTCCCCAACCATCTGCTATGGTGCCTGGTCCACACCTTAAATTGGACCTCCATTGGGGACAGATTGGTGACAAGGTGAAAATAACAAAGACGGATAGCAAAGTTGTGAAAGAAATAATCGAAGCCGCTAATATATATAAGCCTACCTTGGATCAGCGTCAACTGAAATCTGAGTTTCATGCCATGTTATCTGGTGGCCCTACCCCAAAGACAATCACAGCAGCATTCGCAGTTCAGCTGACCGGAAGATCCGTCATCGAGAAATGGTGGTCTGTTCCTGGTTTCAAGAGTTGGTTCCTTGATGTCATGTCATTCGAGAATCAAGCCGAGGCTCTGGCTAGCGCCGCTCTGGGCATTGTGGGTGATATACTGTATACAGCTGAGAAGGATGGCGACAGACTCGCAGCAGCCAAGCTATTGATCGAGATAGCAGGCAAGATAAAGAAACAAAAGACAGAGATTAAATTCCTTGATGATACTATACCAGATGACATTGCAGCATTGGATCTATATATTGAGAAGGCCGGTGGCAAGATATGAGTATTGAAAATGAATTTAATTCATCCAGTATGTTCTTTGTTTATGGAATTGACTTCAAATCAAAGACTCTTTATATGGGAAGTGCCTCCGCAGACTCTGAAGGTAATGAACTTGGAGTTGACTATTCAATGGCCGAGAAGACTATCAAGGGACTTCATATGCTGGATAGGATCAAGCCGGAAGTTCCATTAACGATCATTATGAATAACGTAGGCGGCTGTGAATATCACGGTATGGCTATCTATGATAAGATACAAGCATGTAACAGTCATGTTATTATTGAGGTATATGGACACGCCATGTCAATGGGATCCATCATACTTCAGGCCGCTGATGAACGTAAGATGGCTCCTCATAGTAGGATCATGCTTCATTACGGAACGGCAAATGCACAGGTTAATCAACACTCTCAGGACAGCTATCGGGTAATGGACGAAGCAAAGAAGTGGGATAAGCAATTTGCATCTATATTTCTGGACCGAATTAATGTAAAGAAAAAGATGACAGCAGCCACCCTACATAACAAGATGAGTTTTGATTGGTTTATTAATGCTGATGAAGCATACGATCTAGGTTTAATAGATTCAATTATTGGAGAACCCCCCTAATGCAAGCAGGACGAATAAAGATATCGTTGAAGCCAGGTAGTCGGAACTACCTGGAAATTTATAAAGGGGGTATCAGATGACCACAAGGACTTCGGGGGCGAGTTTTAATTCTGGAACATTGGCCCCCAAAAAATATATAAAATATACGGTTGAATATGATACCAGTGGAACTAATACAATTGCAACTTATCGCTACTTTGGTAAAGGAGATATACTTTTAGCGGCTGTTGAACTTGAATATGACAGTCTTGGAAGAGATATAAGAGGGGCGTTAGTTAGTTGATTTCAGAAGCGGTATCCAGATATAATCCATTTACTGGACTTCCCGACTTTGTTGGAGTCCCTGAAACTACCATATTAGTTCCATTAGGTTTTCCAGCTGCCTGTCAGCCTGGTGATCTTGTTGGAGACCCTGTAGTAGTTGATGTTTCAATAGATGACAGAGTTAATTCACTGACTTCAAACGTTTATGATGATCTCGTAGTTGGGATTATTCAATCAAAATCAAGTTCAACGGAGTGTATTGTTATTGTGATGGGATTGATGACGAATATATCCAGTGGGTTATCTCGACGTAAGGCTGTGTTCATATCAGAAACAGGAGGTCTGACTACCACACCGCCCACCACAGGCCATCAACAAATAATAGGTCAGGCTATCAATGCCACAGACATCGTGGTAAATGTTAATAATCAAAAGGTAATACAGATCTGATGAAAAAAAAGAAGTTTCTCGAACCAGAAGAGTTGCAAAAGATAGAAACAGGACAACATAAAAGAGACGTGCTTGTGTTGGAAGTTACAATACTTGAGCAACGACGTGAGATAAATGAATTATATTCTAAAATATATCAACACAAACGAACCATAGAGGGGTTTCGTATTGCCGAAGCGAAGTCGGCAGTGAATGATAATGCCGATGCTCAAAAGAAAGTCGCAGATAAGTTGCGATTAAAATATAATATAGACAAAGACTTCGGATATGACCCACGAACAAGGGAAATATCTGGAGGCGAGATAACAACCAAGGAGTAGTCTATGTCACAAAAGTTTTTTTATCTTGATGCCAGTGGTTTTACGACGGAAGCAATTGCATACGAGACTGCCGATCATGTCAACTCCAGTGCCGGAGCTGGCGATGCAGGCAAACCAATTGTACTTGATGCAGGCGGAAAAATTGATGCAACAATGATTGATGCTGGTGATATTGATCACGGAGGGCTTAACGGCCTTGCGGATGACGATCACACCCAATACACGTTAGCAGACGGTACACGAGCCTTTACGGGTGATCAATCAATGGGATCAAATCAACTCACCAGTGTAGGCGATCCAGTTACATTGACTATTGATAGTGCATCTGACGATGCAGTTCCAATGAGTCTATTGGCAAGTACAGCCACAGGTGAAGGTGCTGCAACAATTGGTATTGAAGATTCCGCCGCTTACTTTACATCGACGGATGTTGAAGGAGCACTTGCTGAGGTTGCTGCTCTGGCAGTTGGACCGTCTTATACAGTTGATGGAACGGGAGTAACCAAGGGAGATCTTGTTTATATTTCCGCCAATGATACTGTATCTAAGACAACCTTAACCACAGCTTCATGGAGTCCGGGATTGGCTTTAACAACAGAGGGGGCCGCTGGTTCTGTTGTTGTTACTGCGAATGACCAGATCATGACTGGTGTATTAACCGCTGAAACATTCGGTGATACAATCTATTGGAGCGGTACCGCCCACTCTAGTACACAACCATCCACTTCAGGTAACTATGTATGGAAAACAGGAATTGCAAAAAATGCAACTGATCTCCATGTTGAAGTTGACTTTGTGAAAAAGAACCTCTAGTATAGGATGAGGATAGGCTCGGCTTTCGGGCCTATCCCAATTTAATTTATGCCAGATAGCGTTAAAATGATGATAGTGGAAAAGAATGGGATCGAACTTCAATTCCATGAGGAAAAAGAATTCATCTCAAGTGAGATGCCATTCAGTGCTGTGGGTTATGTTTCGGATAATGTTGAGGATGCTATCATCGAAACAGCAATTACTGGAGGCCAATCTCGTTATGTATTGACTAGTGGATATGAATCAAAAGTCAAGGATGGCCGTTGGCTAGAATATGTTAGCGGGAATTCCAGTGACACACATCCATTTGTTGTTACGGAAACTAGTGAGGTTACTTCACTGTCCGCCAGTATACCATCTGCCCTCACTTCAGTCACAATAACTTTCTATCGGAATGCAATAGCAGTCGAGACATTGGTATTCACTTCAAGTGACACGGCAACAAAGGTTTTGGTAACTCCGGTGGGCTTAGTTATTGGGGATATATGGTCAATGCAAAAGACCTCCGGTAATAAACCATCTAGTATTAATTGCTATACTCATATAAAGGTTGTCTTCTGATGCCAATTTATCTAAAGAATAATAGTGGCAGTGAGGGTACATGGGCGGGGCAGTGCATACTCCCTGGTGTGTATTACCTAGCATCCATTGTTGACATGGAGCGATTTAGTCGTAATGAGAAGACCCTGGCCGATATTGACTCTGAGATGCTCACATTATCACACTCCTCGGATGTCTCTGGAGAGTTAACAAGTGCCCAAGGATTTCAATATCTGATTGATAATCGATTTATCAGTGAATAACCCTTGACAAATGGACATAAGTGTGTTATTATTAATTATACACTAACAAATGTGGGGAATATATGGAATACAAGATCACAATCAATAACCCCAATCGAAGAGAAACTCGATATAGATGAGAAATAAAAGATAATGAATAGTGATGAAATGATATTTGATCTGTTAAAAGGACTAAACAATAAGTCACAGGAGCAGTCAGCTACACTTGTTAAGATCGAAGCAGATTTAAAATATCATATTTATCGCTGTGATTTACTTGAAGACGATATGGATAGAAAAGCAGACAAGATTAATTATAAAAAAGTCGGTATAGTGCTCGGTATACTCAGTACCCTTATCGGCATAGCCATCTCACTACGGGTATTTATTGGTGGATAAACAGTGTAAACCGTGTGATATATCAAAACCTTTAGATGACTTCTACAAGGCCAAAAGCTAGTAAGGTAATATAAGTGAAAGCAATAATCCAAAAATATCCACGTCTTATCTTCCTTCTCGTAGGTTTCATCCTCGGTATGGTCGTTGTAGGCGTCAATAGTCACTGGGCTTCAGTCAGTATATCGGAGTTCAAGAGGGTGGCAGTGGAGAAAGAGCGGCGGTATGAGGAACTTCTGGAGAAGAGTGTGGCCACAATTGATGAGTTGTCTAAGACCAACGAACAACTTAAACAACGGATCAAGACAAAGACTGTCACCCTTCCAGACGGGACAGTCACAGAAGAGACCCGAACGGAGACTGACTCTACCACGGTCACCGAAACCGAGATCAAAACCAAGATCGAAATCGAATACGAACGAAGACTCACAGTGGAACGCGAAAAGTTCACATCTGAAATTAATAAAATAACCAACCGAAAACTACGAATCAGTGTTGGACTAATGACCGACCTGAAATATTATATACATGGATCATACAATGTCTGGTCTATTGTTAGCATCGGCGGCGGCGCCACCAATGATGGAACGATGATGTTCGATATAGGAATAAACTTATGAGCGATAAGAAGCCAGGCATGCTGGATGAGTTAATGAATTGGTTGAGTGATGGTGCTGAGCCTGATGCCCAACAAGTCCTTGATGCCAATGACATGGCCAAGGCCGAAGTCATAGCTAACCTCAAGGAAAAGCTGGCAATGGAGAGTGACCCAAAGAAACGGGCTGCTATTCAAAAGAAGCTTGATGATATGATAATTGAACCAACTAATGTGATAGGACAATACTGATGGCATATAAAGGACAAGAATACAAAGGCGCTCCACGAGCATATGCAGTCGGTGAGGTGATTGTAGATTCAATTCAGGTACGTAAGGGCGACATCAATAAGCCAATAAGTGTATTTGTTAAGCTCGGTGCTGGTGCTTTAACCAGTCTGGAAGTTTATGAAAGCATTGATGGATCTGATTGGCTTAATGCTACTGCCTTGGCCGCATACCAATCTTCATCAGTATGGGCTGTGATTACCTTCAGCGGTTCTTCATTCCCAGCGGGAACATTGTTGCAACTTCGTTGTAAGACTGGCGGAGTCACTGTTGGCCAGGTCTTGGTGGTTCAAGATTGGTGAATCCTATTCTATCTAAAATCTGTACTGGATGTAAGATCGACCTTCCTGCCACAAAGAAAGAGAAGTCATATAATTGATTAAAGACAATAAAAAATTACTTGCCGCTGCTCTAGCTAAACGAGATGCTATACGCAGGAATTTGTGTTTTGATCCATATAAGGTTGAAAGTACAGCTAGTCCAAAGCAACTCCCTCCTCTTATAGATAGGGAGCATCTGCACATCTATGTTGTTGCTGGTAACCAGAGTGGCAAATCCACCATTGGTGCAAGACGTACGGCGTGGATGTTCCTTGAGAGTGATCCATATTGGAAACGTCCCAATGCCCACTCATGCAACGTGTGTGACAGTACCCTAATAACAAAGACCGGAGAGAACTTTACCTGCGGTGTATGTGAACACCGATGGGTTGATTGGTCTGATGAGCCTCTTCTTATTATTGTGGCTGGTCGTACAACCGACCAACTCGATAAGCTGTGGAACACAAAGATCAAACCATACCTGCCTAAATCCAGTTATAATAATCCAAAGAAGCAAGGTGGAGTCATAAAGGAAGTTGTGAATCGTGATAATGGTAACACTATCATCTTCACATCACATGATAAAGCAAAGGAAGCGGCCGAAAAGGTTCAATCCTATGTCGCTCACTTCGTCTGGTTGGATGAAATGCCGGGTGATTATAAGTACATCGAGGAACTTCATCGTCGTTGTGATAGTCGTAGAGCCCAATTCCTTGCTACATTCACACCAAAGAGTCGGAACGAACGAGTCCGGGCAATGGTTGACAACGTAGATCCATCCATCGGTATCAAATATCAGATGGGAAAGCTTGACAATCCAATCTATTGGGGACGTGAAGAAGAAGAACGAGCCAAGATTAATCATCTTAGCCTCGAAGAACAGATGACAATCCTTGAAGGTGCATGGCAAGGGGCAGAAGACAAGGTCTTTCATCTCGAAAAAACACTCCACGTTAAACAATTACCTCCAACATATAGTCCATTATGGCCTCATGTGGTGGCAACAGACCCTGCTGCTAGTGGTAAAGCTGGCTTTATATTGGCGGCACGCGATCCTGCTAATGGTTTTTGGTGGATAGTACGAGCACAATATATTCCAGGCAAGGCCCCAAGTGATCTTGTCGAGGAAGTTGAGCGTATGATCAGACCATATAACATCGTTCGACGTATATATGATCCACATGAAGCTGGATTTATGAAGGAAGCAGTCAAGCAAGGTATCACCTACATGGGTGTTTACAATAAAAGCCAACGAAAACTTGAGCTAATCACCAATGTACAGCAGGCAATGAGAGATGGATGGCTTCAATTTGGTGAAAAATTGTTCGATCTATTCAGTGAAATGAATGATGCAGAGTGGACCAGTGACGGAACTGGTATCCGACGTAGTACCAAGTATCATATCCTTGATGCGCTTCAATATCTGGTGGATAACTTCCCCAATAAGCCCAAGGAAATTGTTGTGTTAAGTCGAGATGCAAGTATAATGAAGGTAGCTCGTGAAGAAACTGAGAATAAAAAGAAGCAATCAAAGAAGTGGGGCCGAGCTTTTGATAGCAGAGTCAAACGAAAACGTGGTGCTGTCATAAATGGCAAGCGACTGCGCAGTAACGTGGGGATTTAAATGGCAGCGATAGTGTTAGCACTGTTAATTCTGGTACCAATCCATGGAGCTTTTTGGATGGGGATACGTCATGAGAGACTGAAGATGAGACTCATGTTCAAGCTTGCTATGAGGAAACGACATTGAAATCCTGTAATACCTGTAAAGAAAATAAACCCTTTAATGAATTTTTTGCTGATTCAAGAATTGATTGTGGGTATCGAGCCCATTGTAAACCTTGTACAAAATTAAATAGTGCTAATTATTATCAAGTAAATAAAGATAGATCCAGTAAAATGGGGAAAATCTGGCGACAGAACAACAAAGAAAGAAAGTGGACTACACTGCCCACTTAATCTTCAAGTGATTCCCGCTGTGGAAAATCTTATGAAAGGAAATAGAGTTGGATAAGCAATCATTTAAACTTAATGTCGAGTTACCTATGCCAACCAAAAGGCCGGAGGAAGTTTCATTGTGTGAGGAATGTCATATGAAACATGATCAGCTAACAGACTGCTGGGAGGGAATGTTACCTGCTGGTATGCTTCCACTGCCCGAATTCAACAGCGAAATGACTGGACGTGAGATGATTGACAATGATCCAGGCTCAGAGGGGGAATCAAATCCAATGAACTATATCAAGGACCTAGCCAAGCAAGTTATGTCGAAGCGTAAACCGAAGAAGGGGAAGAAGAAATGAGTTTGAAGATATGTACAAAATGTAGTGAGGAGAAATCCGAGGATGCCTTTTATGGTATACGGAGAGATTGCAAGGCTTGTCAGTCCGCTTATGTAAAGAATCGAAGACTAGAAATGCCCGAACTCTATAAAGAACATGGACGAAAAGCCAGAATGAAGAACGCAGCCTCCATTAAAGCCTCCCAAAAGGCATGGATTGAGGCTAATAGAGATCGATGTGCTAGAGTTCAGGCTCAATGGAAGTCAAATAATCAATATTTATGTAATCAATATGAAGCAAAACGTAGATCTAAAACGAATATAACGGAGAATAAGGGATTGATTAATTCATTATATTTAATGGCTAAGATTCTTAGTAATTCTTGTGGTGAGAAGTTTCATGTCGATCATATATACCCCTTAAGTAAAGGTGGAGAGCATAAATTCGATAACCTCCAGATCTTATCAGCAGACGAGAATCTTAGAAAGGGTGCAAAATGTCTTTAAGAATCTTTCAGTGGTCAGAGATATATGCTAAGAAGCAACTCAAGAAGCTTTATAATGATGCTGGCGACTACCGCAGACAGTTCGAACGTCAGTGGCGATTGAATGAAGCTACAATATATAACCATGATGGTATGCTAACGGACACTGGAATGGATCAAGGCGGTGTTAATATCAATGATCTGGCCTCCTTCCTTGACGTAGAGGATGCTGATAGCATTGGCGTCAACTATACATTCAAGAATTACCGATTCATCCATGCTCAGATGAGTGCGAATCCCCCAAGTGTTGTGGTACGTCCGACCAGTTCCGATATTGGAGATCGACGTAGCGCAGATGCTGCTGATCGTTTGGTACGCCACGCTGTTCGTCGCTATAAGATGCAAGAACGTACAGATCAAGCTACCGCCAAGACCTTGTTGTATGGTACTGGGTGGATGAAAACCGTTTGGAATAACGATGCTGGTATTCTGGACAGTCTGGATGAACGAACGGGTGAGATAACTATGAGTGGCGATATCGAAATCGTTGCTACGTCAACCTGGGATGTATATGTTGATCCATTCGCCAAGTGTTGGGATGATGTTCGATATGTGATTGAACGTAAGTGGATGACCAAAGAAGAGGCTCATATGAGTTATCCTCGTCATGCCAAGAAGATTCTGGAGCAATCCGAGAAATATAGTCGCGCCAAGGTTCGTCATTCCTTTAAAGACCGCCACCAACTGGAAGATCAGCCGGTAAGTGTCCTGTGTTATTGGGAAAAGGGCATGCCAATCAATGGCATGGCTGGACGATACGTTGAATTCGTGGAAGATGGCTCTCTTGTGGGTGATATCCACAAGAATCCGTTCAGTTTCCGGGAAACATTAGAGTCTAAAGGGACTGTTCCCACTGCCCGACTACCATTCCACATACTTACAGACATTGATGTGGCTGATCAGGTATATGGAAAGAGTTTTATCGAATATGACGTTGAGATTCAGGATGTTGTGAATCGATTGGACACATTAACACTTGATAACGTTCAATCAGCTGGTGCTTTCCGAATGGTTCTCCCCGAAGGTAGTGAAATTCAAGAAGACAGTATTACCGATTCTCCTCGGGATATCATCAAGGTAACTGGTAATCAAGGACCTCATTATGTTTCACCTCCACAATCCCCGCCTGATATGAGCGCACTTCGCGATCGATTAACAGCTGGTATTGATAGTATGGCTGGTGTAAATGAATCCATGTTTGGAGAGCAGAGTCGAGAAACATCTGGCTTCAGTATGCAATATGCCACCAATCAAGGTAATATGGTACGTAGACGTCTGTTTAACAAGTATGTTGGCTTCGTTGAATCTATATACAAGAGTTATCTGAACCTAATCCGCAGACACTGGAGCATTCCCGAGGTGATTAGCGTACTCGGAAAGGAAAAAGCATTTGAATCTATGGAGATAAGTGGTGCTGATGTTGACAGTGGATTCGATATTGTCGTTGAATATGGTGCTAGCCTGTCTCTCGATCCAACAAGTCGGCGCGAGGAGATCATGCAGCTCATGCCTGTCTTCGAGAAGTATGGCATTGATGGAAAGACCATTGTCCGGATGCTTAAATTGAATGAACTTGATGGCTTATATGATATTAATGACCGGGCTAGGGAACGACAGCAAGAGGTATTCGAAGAGATGATAGCAGGCGAGGGTGATGTTTATGTTCCGCCTGAAGAGATGCAGGACCAAAATGGTCGGTTGGCTTATTCATACGAATATCTGGAGAGTGCCGAGTTTAGGGACCTCACAGACCGCGTTAAGTCTCTTATTAAGCACCACATTCGGGAACGAGAACAACTTAAGGCGTCTGGACTGGGTGCTCCATCGGCACAAGAGGCCAACACAGGTGCAAATCCCCCAGGTCCAGCTGGCGGAGCGGGTCCAGCCCCCGAAGTAGCCCCAGGACAGTCACCAGGCGTAGCTCCGATGGCATAGGGTACAACACCGCACATTAATTCACTTTATCCTTGACTTTTAAGGGTAAGTGTGGTACTATTATAATATCATCTATCCACGTGGACGGTGATTAAATAACCATCCCTATCATTACAGACGGGAAGAAAAGGATCGACATGGAATTCGACAGTTTAAGTTCAACGGCTCAAGAGGATATCAACAGTCTATTCGGCAAGGAGCCTGCCCAGTCACCAGAACCTGAAGTATCGGCGGATACAGAAGAGGAAGGAACTGAAGTTGAGGAAGAAATCGAACCTTCCAATCCCGATGAAGAATCGAGCGAAACAGACAGTGATGAACCCAACTCGGAAGAAGGAGAACCGCAAACTCCCGAAGCTGATATTGAATACATCAAGGCCGGTGGGAAGAAAGTCAAGATTGACTATTCGGATCGAGAAAACATCAAGCGTGTATATGCTATGGCAGCGGGTGCCCGGCAATGGCAGGCAGAGCGAGACGACTTTAAATCAAAATACGAAGTCTTATCGGAATCGAATGGCGAACTTCAGAAGACCATGAACTATCTTGAGGGAATCAAGGATGATCATGAGGAATTGTTTGAAGCCGTTACTGGAATGAGTCTTAATGATAAGTTTCAGCAGTGGGCAGAAGAGCAAAACCTTATTGGTGACATGACTGATTCCGAAAAATCGATGTATCTTTCAAACCAAGACCATCAGAAACGTATCAAGGAAGTGGAAAGCCGCGAGAAGCAGCTTCAAAAGAAACTTGAAGATGTTGATAAGCGATCTGAAGAAGCCAAAGAAGCGAAACAGACATCCATTGCCAACCCAATCTTTTTCAAATATAACTTTGATGGTGAATTTGAAAACGAACAGCTGGCATTGCGAATGAACAGAACTCTGTGGAGCGAAGCAAAGAACGAACTGTCTCAGTTTGATGAGATTACACCCGACATGGTAGAAGAATCCATGAAACGCATAAGTAATCAGATCAGACAGGGATTTAAAGTATCATCCGATAAGGTAGTCAAAAAAGCAGTCACCGAAAAACGAAAGCTCGTTAAGGCTAAGGCTCAAAAGCTGGCAGTGAAGGCACCTAAGGATAATCGTAAAGCAGAAATAGATGCAAAACTTAAAGAAGGAGATCTAGCCGGTATATTAACTGGCGGATTTGACCTCAGTAACTACAATTAAGGATAACCTATTATGGCAACTCAATTAGACACAGCAGCTAACCTCGGTAAACTGCTCCAGATCGTCTATACAGACGGTATGGTAAACCAGATCAGTGAAGATTTCCGCGATTGGGAAATGATCACCAAAACGAAAGTCAGCGACGAAGCTGCTCGTGCAATCAACTTTATGCTCCAAAGCACCCTAGGTCCAAGAGCCATCCAATGGTCAGCTCAAGGTTCAAGTGCATCTTTTCCATCTGCTAGCCAGGTAACTGCATCTGAGTATAGTGCTGGATTCAACGAAATCTTTTCCACAATTGAACTAGAATACGATCTTTGGGATAGAGCCCTTTCAGCTCCTCACAAATATATCGAACCTCTTGCCCTTGAAATCAATAGTAAAGCCATAGCTCAGAAGCGAAGACTCTCTATTGACCTTCATGGTGATGGACGTGGAATTATCGGAACAACTCATGCAACAACTGTCCCAACTGATGGCGGCGGAAACAGCCTGGTAATCTACTTTGCTGCTGGTTCTGGTGACGGCGCTCGTTACTGCGAATTCGGTGATGCTATCTCCCTTTATAATACTAATGGAACTGTTGAAGTAGCACTCGATGCTGCTGACTTTGCTTATGGTATCGTAACTGACCGTGATCGTGATGCTAATACTGTAACTGTAACTTGCTATGGTTCAACTAATGTTGCTATAACTGGTGCAGCCGCTGCTACCGATCTTGCTTCAAGTGCATCAACTGTTTGTCAACGATATGATTCAGTATCAAAAGCATTGACCAACTCAACTATTGCTGCTCAATCATCCGCAACTGACGTCAACAACCTGACTGAAGTAATGCCTGGTCTTGAGTCATTGTTTGCTAATGATGGACGAATCCTTCATGGTATTACCATGAGTGGAGCAACTGCTGGTACTCATTATGACTGTAGTGCACAGCCATTCGATATGAGCTTCATCCAAAAAGGTATGGATAAAGTTAAGACTATCGTTGGTCAAGGACGTTATAAGTACAAGCAATGCTTGTCCTCTCCTGAAACCATAACTGCTCTTATTGATGCTCAAGAAACTGACCGACGTTTGATATCCGTTTCGGATGATAAACGTGGATTCAAGGGATTCGGATACCAACACGGTAACGATCAATTGGCATTTATGGAAACTGAATTCACAAGAGGGGACCGAGTTTGGATCCTTCCTGAAGGTGGAAAAGAAAAAGGAGTTTGCGAACTTCACGGTAAAGATTTCAAAGATGTTAAAGTCGGCGGCCAAGATATGTTCCTTAAGAACGATTCAAGTGGCTACTCTCCAAACATCCAGAAATTCATGTTCGGCTATATGACTCTTTTAACTCGTCATCCTGCTGCTGGCCTCCAACTTAATAACTTCACAGTATAATCTGTCCCCGAGGAGTGGTGGCCATATCGGTCACTCTTCCTCGGTGTTCCCACGAAAGGATATAATATGACACAAAGATCAGTAAGAGCTGGAGCCTATAAGAAGGCCCGAAAGCTCAGTAAGTATGAAACCCAGGTTGAAAATTCACTTCGTCAGAAGTATGTTTACACAGCCTCAACTGGTGATACATCAACCTTAACCGAGGTTCCTGATGTTGTTATCATTCCAAATCAAGACAATAGTGCAACTGCTATCGTGCTTCCCCTCACCTATTTCGATGAAGATAAGTTCGTTGAAGTCGTTAATCGTGATGCCTCTGAGGATGTTACGGTTGGTGCTGTTACCTGTCCCGCAGGTCTTACCACAATATTAACATTCGGTGGATCTACATGGTCAGTATTCAAAGTTGAAAGTAACTTTGAAAGTGCTGCGGCTTCTAGTACCTCCCGTGTTGCTACTGGAACATTAACCACAAGCGAAATTCTGGCATTGAATGCTACTCCGATCACAGCTATTGCAGCTCCGGGTGCTTCAAAAGCTATCGTTATCGACGAAGTTCAATTGTTTCTTAACTACAATTCCGCTACTTATGGTGCGGATGCTGGGGAAGATTTGACTCTTCAATACAGTGGTGGACTAGATATCCTCGCTATTGATAATGATGTTCATGCCGTCTTGACTGCCGGTGCTGATGCTCACTGGCTCGGACAACCTGGTGCTCTTTATGACGCCCAAGCTGCTGCTACTGGAGATGGTGTTCTTATCACTACTTTTGATAATGAAGCTGTTGAATTCACAGTAGCATCTGGTGAAGTTACTACTGGTGATTCTCCAATGCAATACAAAATAACATACCACGTTATTGATTACCTCGCATAATAACCTAACCCGATGAAGGCGCTCTGCCAGGCGAGGCAGACAGAAGCGGTTTGGTGATAACTTATCATCCCGCCTTTATTACCTTTAAGGAATTTTCATGGATGTACTTGGTAAATTACGAGAGCTAACACAGTTAATATTTCAAGCTGGTAACTTCGATATTACTGTTAAACCCAATGCCTCAACTACATATTCACAAGGGAATGTCATAAGCCTTCCCAACGAAGATGCCGCAGCCAGTGAACTGGTTAGCGAAACTGCAACTCAAACCCTTACCAATAAAACTCTTACATCCCCGGCCATTACATCTCCAACGACCTTGGACGTATCTGATGCTGTCTTCAGTATCCAAGATAACGGCGATGCCACCAAGGAAGTAAGGTTTCAAGCCAGTGGAATTACCACAGGCACTATACGAACATTAACTGTTCAGGACAGTGATGATACCCTTGTCGGGAGAGCCACAACAGATACATTAACCAATAAGACACTCACCAGTCCAGCAATTAATAGCCCAACAACGTTCGACGTATCTGATGCTGTATTCAGTATTCAGGACAATGCCGATGCCACGAAGGAGGTCCGATTCGAAGCTTCCGGTATAACAACAGGAACGATCCGTACCCTTACCGTTCAAGATAGCGATGACGTCATTGTCGGACGAGATACCACGGACACCCTTACCAATAAAAATATTGACAGTGATAACAACACCATAACCAATGTCGTCAATGCTGATATCAAAGCTGCTGCTGCCATTGCCCTGAATAAACTGGCGTCAACAACCGCGAGTCGGGCTCTTGTGTCCGATGGATCCGGATTTACCAGCGCAGCCACAACCACATCCACCGAGATTGGATATGTTAATGGTGTAACCAGTTCGATTCAAACTCAATTAGATGCTAAACTCCCCCTAGTTGGTGGAACGGTTACTGGCGATCTTTTGATTGACAATCAACAGGAATTACGTTTGGGAGAGCCCTCAGGTGGAGGCTCATCATATACTGGCTTTAAGGCACCAGCATTAGCGGGTAATGTAATCTACACACTTCCAACGGCAGACGGATCAACTGGACAATACTTATCAACAAACGGATCCGGGGTATGTACTTGGGGTACTCCATCTGTTGCAGGTGCTGCTCTCGTTCGAAAAAACTTTATCATTAATGGGGGCATGGATTTTGCCCAACGTGGAGCTTCGCATGTAAACCCGACTGGTGCGTACACATTAGATAGATGGTACTATTATGACCAATCTGGGGCAGCCGAAGTGACTATAACCCAAGATACTGACGTTCCAACAGTAGCTGAATCCGGTCATAGTAGTAGCTACTCTCTGAAGGTTGATTGTACTACCGCGGATGCCTCTATAGCAGCTGGGGACTTATATGTTCTACAAACCAGGCTTGAGGGATTTAACTTCCAGGAAATAGATAATCAAGAAATTACTATAAGTTTCTGGGTTAAATCTACAAAGACAGGTATATTCACTATGTTTGTACAAAATTCCGACGCAGGATACGGATACCCCTCTGAGTACACAGTCGACACAACCAATACGTGGGAAAAAAAGACAATAACTCTCACTATAGATTCCTCTGCGGGGAACTGGAATAGGACAAATGGGATTGGTTTACGCATAGGATGGGCTCTAGCTGGTGGGTCCAGTAGTAATGGTACGGCGGACACTTGGAATGCATCAGCTTCTTATACCACATCAAACCAAGTCAACGGACTAGATAGTACGTCTAATAACTTTTTGTTAACTCAGGTTAAGTTGGAGAAAGACTCCGCTGCAACGCCTTGGGAACGATATAGCGGCTCTGTAGCTGGTGAGCTTGCTGCTTGTCAGAGGTATTACCAGAAGGTGATTTGTCAAAGTTTGATACCAGCTTCAACAACACGACTTGATGCCTCCCTGGTATTCTCACCTCCCATGCGTGCCACCCCATCCATAGGGTCCACCGGACAAATAACCGTAACTGATGCTTTTGCCTTGGATAAAAATCAATCTAGTGCGGGTGTAGGGACAGTGGCTATTAATGAAGTCGGTGGCCGTATAAATTTAAACAATTACACAGGACTTACAACAGGTCGGCCTTACATTTGGAATGATAGTTCTGACTTTATTACAGCTGACGCAGAACTATAAAGCAACTGGAGATAAGAACTATGTATCGGTAGAATTAATATAGAAGACTATTCTGATTGTTTTAAGTATTTACCATGGAGTATCGATCTTGGATCCAAAATTAAATAAGAGTCTTCTCGAAAGAGTTCGCGACATGGCACACGCCCCTGAACGGTGGGGTCAAGCAAGAACGGCGGCGGCTCGAAAGAAACTCAAAGAGTGGGAAGAAGATCTTACTAGTGATCCAGAAGACACAGTATTGGGACCTGCCCTGGCTACAGGTAGTGCCATGTTCAGAGAGAATGTTATCCCCGAATATGATCCGAATGGACCAAGACTAGGTACGGTACCAATGCCCAAAATCGCGAGGGCTGGTAAGAAGCTCGCTGAGTTTCCTAAATCATCCAGTAAAGGTGCTCTTGAAGTAATGAATAGGGTGAAAAAGAAAGAATTGACTCTGGATTATGCTAAGATAGGCAAGGAAATTGAAGATACCCGGAAGTTGGAACGGATCCTAGCTGACAAAAGAGCAAGAATATATAATAAAGACACAAATACGACATTGGATGTTGTTGGACTGGAGGATCAAAAACTGATTAAACGTCTTGAAAATACAATTAATGCAAACAAAAAACGACTAGGACTAGATTAATCCTTGACATACCCATATGGGTGTGCTATACTTAATTATATCAATGTAAAGGAAGATACCATGGCAGATTTTAAGATGGGCGAAATGCCCGAAGCACCAGAATCAGATGAAGCTCCGATGGACGGAATGGACTATGAGATGCCCGAAGAAGAGCTGAGCGAAGGTTCCGACCTTGAAGGTATCAAGAGTCAACTCAAAACTATGAGTGCTGACGATCTTGGTGAACTAGAAGCAGCTGTTGCCGAAGCCCTTTCCAAGCTTGAAGAGTCAGATAGTGAAGCCCCAACGGAAGAAGAGCCTTCAGAGGATTCCGAATCAGCTGGTGATTTGAGTGCAATGTTTAGCTAAGAGGAGGCAGATGCCTTGTTTACCGTAGATGATCTATTATCCCAAGTAAGGGAACAAATACAAGAAACAAACACAACAACGGTAAGCGACGATACTATCCTCAATGCCCTGAATCGTGGTAACAGTTATGCTTGGGACATATATGCCCGACATTACCCAGAGCCGTTGATTGTACGAGCACAAGTCCAATTAAACAGCGATGGATATACTTTCGATATACCAGATGGCGCTTTCGAGCAACGGTTACAGAAGGTTGAGGCAGTCCAAGGGGGTGTTGCTTATGAATTGGATCGATTGAATTATCGTCGAACCACTCCATTTCGAAACAGTATTGTTGGTAATCGTCCCATTCGTTATACGATTCGAGGCCGTAAGGTTGAGCTACTCCCTGCTCCAGCTGCTCCAAATACCGTAACATATTTTGCTTATTATGTTAAAAGACCGCAAACGCTTCGAAAACAACAGGGACGAGTAACAGCATTCACAGCTGCCGTAGATGGTATAAGTGATGCTAATGTCGTGCTTGATGCTATTGGATCTGGATTATCAACTAGCGATAACTATCTGAAATATGTTAACTTTGTTGACAGTAAGACCGGTGAGATACGCGGTAGCAATCAGATCAAGACTAGCGCCGGAACACAACTAACCTTCTATCAAACTCCAACACGAACAAGTGTTGATGGTAAAACCATTGCCGGTGATATTCCAAGTGACATCGAAGTTGATGATTACATTACGGATATTCATGGAACTTGTGTGATCTTTCTTCAACAACCAACTACCAACTTTCTTATTCAATATGCTGTGGCCGAGATTCGCAGGGCATTGGGTTATGATACTGGGGTTGAGCGCAACGTCCTCAAGGAATTTGAGGCACAGGTTGAGCACACTTGGGCTGGCAGGGAACTATCATTCCGAATTAAGAGTACGAACCGCGTCTGGAGAAAATAATGCAACGCCAGAACTTTCAAACTATACCGCATAAGATTATAAGCAAGGGGATTGACCAAAGATCAGTTCCCGATGCAGTCGCTCCCGGATATTCCGAGGATATGCGTAATATGGATACGAACAGTACCGGCTTTGTTGAGAAGCGTACGGGGTACCAGGGATATAAGGGAACACTTCCATTTCGAATGGAGTCCTTTACTGTTGCCAGCACTACAGGTAGTCTCTCTTTTAATACTGATATTAATCTCCTGCTCACAACCACATCTCCAACTGTTGTGTATGGTCAACTCCTTCAAGATGGAACAGGTACTGTAGCTGTGACTGCTGGGGCTGCTACCGTTACAGGAACTGCCTTGGATACTCAATTAGCTGTTGGATCTGTTGTGTATATCACAGATACAGGCGAATCCCAAGTGGTTACCTCGGTCGACAGCTCAACCCAAGTCACAGTAGGGGCCGCGTTCACCACAACAGACGCTTCCAGTGCCTGGACTCACCGCACAACCGCTGAATATTACTGGTCTACCTTCACAAACGACAGCCGAAAACAAGTTGCAGCTAGTACGAGTACCACATTTAGTGTGAGTCATGCTTCCGGTGATCTTAAATTAGCTGTAGGAATTGCACATACACCTACCACAGATAGTCTTGATAACTATAGTGTTTTTGCTGACGAAATTACCATTACATCCACGACCGAACTTGATGTTATTATTGATAATACAGGCTCAACAGATACAAAAGACTTTTATGTATTGACTGAAGATGCGGATAACGCAGATGTAGTATCATATCGAGCCGTGATTGGTGATGGCACTGGAGGCTCCTTGAATGGTGCCCTGACTGCCGATGATTTGACATTGGTTATCAGTGCCGCGACTCATGAATTACCTAACCTTCATATAGTCCCTTTCCTTTATGCCGAGAATACGAGCGGAAATCATTCTCTTATAACTCCAGACAGTTTTACCATCAACTCAGCTGGTGATGTTACAATCGTCCTTGAGTCTGCTATCAATACAATTGGAACTACCACAAGATTCAATGGTCAGATCGTTCTGATCGATGTACCTGGAACTCAATCCCTCGAAGCTAGTTTTACCAGTGGTGATGGTAAAACTATGACCTTCTCAAGTATTTCCAGTGACTTTAATTTCTATTCTGTATTTGAATTGGAGGGTGGTGGAGATCAGGTTCAAGTTATACCTGACAGTATATTTCATGATGAGACTACGGATATTGTTACACTCACATTCGATATCAACACAAGTCGAAACATCAAGTTAGTATACGCCAAAGCGTCTGTTAAGTCCAATGTAGTGGCTGTTGATCTTACCGATTACCCTAATCTCGTCACAGACACCACTCCAAGTGTTAGTCTCTGGGGTATCACCCACTCTGATATCGTATATCAAGACAGTATTACCAAGGGTAGCTGGACAAATAGTATTGAAGAATACAGTCTTCAAGGCAGTAACACACTCGTTGCTGGTATTGGGGGGAACATTTGCGAGGAGATTGGCTCCAGTGATGGTGTCACAATGGCTTCCTTCTTCAGTGATATGAGACGGAGAACCAGTGCGGCCTCGACAATAGGACCATTCTTTGGTACGATTGCAGGTAAGACGAGGGGAATTAATGGAGCTGCGGTCAGTTCCAATGCCATAAGTTTTAACAGTATTGTAAATAATGCAAATGACACAGCTACATTCGACCTATCATTAGGAGCACGATTTGGAAGTCTTGATGACCTGGTACTTGATTCTTCTAGTATTGGCAATGATTCGATCATTGTAACCAATGCAGGGGTTTCCTCATATAATGGCACACATGGGATTAACTCCGTTGTTGATGCTAGCTTACACCAACTCGCGACCACGTATAACGTGGTTAACGTAACAGTGGACAGCACCACTCAAGTAACATTTACCTTTGGCAGTATCGCAAATGCGGATACATTCCACGCTGCATATCTGGCTGATGGTCAGAAGTGGTCCTGGATTGACGATGCTGACAATGTATTCTGTATGACCGTAGCCACTGGAGGCAGCACGACAATGGATCCTGCTGGTGCCAGTGCCGATATCATCGTAACTACATCAACCTGTACGTTAACTGGACCTAACACTGATTTTACCAGCGCGGGAAGTACTACCTTCACAACCCAGAAGATGACAACAGAAGATGCTGTCACTGTAAATAGTATTACCGTAACCATTGCAGCACTTGAAACATATACACCCGGCGAGACTGCTACAGGTGCAAGTGGTGTAATATACACAGACTCTCTTATTCTTAGCGCTACCAATGCTGCATCTGTTAATGAAGATCTTCCTTTCCTTGTGGGCGATACAATCGTTTCATCCC